TGTGCTCTTCCGATCTTGAAAATTAAAGTAAAAGATAACGTTCCAGAAAGTTTAGATCAAAACGATTATTCTTCGATAGTCAAATCATTTTTCAATACAAAAAAATCAGGGTTTGAATTAAATAGTAATGATTCACAAATTTATTACAAGGTTAGACATAATTTATTTCAAACTTTTATTAATTTTAATTTAGGAATACCAAATTTAGGTGATACAGAATTTTTAAAGTTTAATGTAAATAGTAGGAAAACTCCAGATGTTTTACATTACGATTTTGTTAAAAATACATTTTATATTTTAGAATATACTGTTACTAAAAAGTTTGAATCAGCATTTGTAAATAAAAAAGGTTTTACCAAGTATGATGAAGAAGTTGAAATATTAAGGAGTCGAGGTCATGAAATAGTTTATGAATACATTTTTATTGTTTTAGAAGACAATGCCGACTCATGCTTTGATAAATTGAAAAGGGTAGCGAATTCATTAGAAGTGGACTTAGAATTATCAGTTAAGAATGACTTAGATCAGTTAATTCTATATATTAATGAATGTGAATGGGACATTAAATGTTGGATGCCTGAATTATTGTATATGAATTTTGAAACTATAAATATAGAAGTAAAAAATTCTATTGATATATACCATAAAGAGTTTAGATTAGAAAAAATAGGTCATGGTATGAAAAATTTAAAAGAAGAGAGAATAATGTCTTATATATTCAATTTTCAAAATAAATTATTGTCTATCTGTAAAAGAAAAAATAGAAATAGTAATCTTAAAATTTTAATAGATCTACATAAAAGAAATGTAAATGTTATAGAAAATGATAATGGGTTAAATAAAGTTAGTTTAATTTCTTTAATAACAATACTTAGTAGAGATATATTAGAATATGTTACAACTACTAAAACAGATGAAGAAGAGCCTTTATTTTTTGATTCAAAAGAAACTATAATTTGTGAAGATGAAGGTAGAGAATTAAGATATATTAATAAATTTGATGATTCATATATAATAAGCAAATTAAATAAAGAATTTTCAAATTGTAAAATAAAAACATTAGCTGATAATGATTTATCTGATCAATTTGAAATTGTCCCACAAAAATACTTAAAATATGTAAATAAATTGTATTATGATGATAATAAACTTAGAGATAATGTGATACTTAAAATTAAAAATCCTTTTATATTCCCTCCTTGTATAAATAAAAATGGTAAGCCTGAAATCTTTAAAACTGGAGATAGGATATTTGATAAATTAGTATACGATAACAAAAAATTTATAGATTTTTATGATTCTACTGAAGCAATAAATAGAGAGGTAGATTTTGAGAAAATAGATAAGATTAATATAGAAATTAATAATTTAAACTCCAAAATTAATGAATTTGGGTTTGATGTTTACAGAAAATTAAAGAAAGTTCCATTTAAAAAATTAAGAGATATGGATATAGATCCGTTATTAAAAAAATTGATTATTGATATGAGATCTAAATCTTCAGAGTATTCAAAATGTATTCATATTCATGGACAAAAAGTGAAAAATAAAATTTCTGTTTCTAAAGAGTTTTTGAAGGATTTTAAAGATACTTGTTTATTTAATCTATCGAAAGATCATACTAAATATGAAGTAACTCCTTTAGTTTCTGATCCAAATGGGTTAGATAAATCCGGAAATTTAATAAATAATTTCTATAAAAGCTTATTTTTGAATATAGATGTAGATATAGATAATCCAATTAGTAAATCCAATCCAACTGGTAAAGGGTTAAAAAATATTTGTGAGGACATGAAAAATTTAGTTGTAAATAGTTTTGAAACACATTTATCTAAAACCATATTATTTAGTACATTAACTTTATGGTCAAGAATATCTTATTCTCTTATGTATCATTCTATGACATCTTCTTCTAAACAGCATTTCTTTATAGAAAATTGTGGGTCTCAAAATATAATATTAATAGTTAAAGGTGGTAAGAAAATATTATCTACTAAAAATAGCAGATTTTTCACTATTTTAATTGAGACAAATGAAGAATCTACTAAACTTGTATATGGATCTTCAACTAAAATAATTAGATATAATAATAAACTATATATGTTATACCCTTGGAGACAATTGAGAATAGAATATCTTAAAAACTTTATAGAATTACCTTACAAATTTTCTTCATATTTTTTAGGATCATTTTTAGAAAGCAATCTAGACTTTGAAAATTATAAGAATTTTATAATGACTAAAGTTTTGTTAATGTTTTCACAAAAAAGAAAAATGGAAAGTTGGAGTGGAAATTTTAGATATATTTATTTTAATAGCTTTGGAACACATACATATGTATTAGAATTAATTAAAAATATGGCTATATATGAGTCAGATATATTGCAATTCTTTTTACAAAGATCTTTTGTCAAAAATTATAAAGATTTATACTTATGTGCTAAAGAAGGTAAGTTGTTAGATATTTCTTCCTCAACTTTTGTAGAAAACCAAGATTTATGTGCTGAAAAATTTGATGAACATATATTTATGACTAAGGCACCATTTAATCCTCTTAATGAATATTTAAAGAATGTTAGATCTGTTTTAAATATACATAAAGAATTTTTAGATAATACAGGTTCTTTAGATCATAAAGATATTCATAAAAAAACAGCAATAGATATTTATGAAGATGATGTTATTGAGAAATCTTTTAAAAATGATTTTAATTTCTGCCCTGATTTATGTTTTGCAATAGGTAATTATGCTTCAGACTATCTATCAGAAATAACGAATAAACAAGAATTAACTGAAAAATTTAATTTTATAATTTCTAAGAGTTTTAATGAAGTAGCTACATCTAAGGGTATGAGGTTTGAAGATGGATCTTTTTGGGGCTACAAAGGACATACTGCTTTAGCTGAATTTTTAAAAGATAAAAAACCTAAGATATTCGAACTATTAAGAGACAATTTAAATGACCCATCTTCTTATGAAAAATTTATTAGAGATAACAATATAAATTATAAAGATGTTATAGAAGAAATTAATTCAGGATTATCTTTTGATTTAGATAGTAAGAAACAATATAAAGGTAGTAGAGAAACTTATACTATGGAAATGAAGACAAAAATTAGACAACAACCTTTAGAACAATTTTTTAAATTTTTATGTACAAAAACTCCCAATGAATTAATTCATAAAAGAAGTAATATTAGACCTAAATTTATACATTCTAAAATCTTTGAGGGCAAAGGAGATGGCGAGATGTTATATGCAACATTGGATTGTTCAAAATGGGCACCAAAATCTAATCTGTATAAATATCTCTATTTTATATTAGGAATGAGGAATATATTACCTGAAAATTTTATTAACTATTTTATGGATATATGGTCATTAATGTTTAATAAAAGACTATATTTTAAACCTGGAATTAAAAATAGATTGTTAAAAAATAAAAATACTATAGATATTGCAGAATTGTTAGAGATTGACGAAGAAAAGACTAATAATAGATTAAATTTATTAAAGATAAAATTGAATAAGAAAAATAAGGTATTAACAGATGAAGATATAGAAAAATGTAAGATTCATTATATAAAGATGCCTTATAGTTTTATGATGGGAATATATAACTATTTATCTTCATTTTTTCACGCAATTAGTCAAAACTATTTTGCAGATAAAATAATAAAACAAAGAGGTATAGACTTCCATTTAATGGCACATAGTGATGATAGTGGAGGTGTTGTTATAGGTAGAGATTATAAATCTTGTGTGTTATCTATGAAATATTATGAATACTTTCAAAAATTGTTAAATCACTTAATTTCAAGAAAGAAGAGCTCTCTTTCTAGAGATTCTTTTGAAATTATATCTATTATGTATAGGAAAAAGAGATTTATACCTATGACACATAAATTTTTTTCTAATATAAATTTACAAATAGGAGGTGTCGGATGGTATGAAGATATATCTAATGTAATTAGTAAAGTAATAGAAGTACATTCAAATGGAGCTACAATGTTGCAATGTTATATTGTTCAATTAATATTCTCCGAAATGTATAGAAGGATTTATCATCTGCCAAATAGTGAACATCTTTCTAATGTGCCTTTATCATTTGGAGGTATTTATCTGGGACACCCAATGCATATTATCTTTTTAGGTACTAATTGCCAAGAAAAAATGTTAGATTTATTGGAGAGTAAAGAAGAAAAAGAATATAGAATATACCTTTATAAAAGTTTATCTAATTACTATATTAGAGGAAAAGGTGCAGAGTTAAAATTTAAACTTCCTTATTACATTAGAAATACTGAAAGATTAATGCTATCTGAAGAAGAAGATAGTGTTTTAAATGCTTATTCTAAATTACCTTATAAAGACACTTTAAGTCACTTAATAAGATATTACAATACTTTAAAAAATAATAAATTTATATATAGTTTAAATGGAATAGATTCTGATGCATTGATGCTATGTACAATGTTTTATAATTGTGATGTATTAATGGAAAATAAGTCCATTAAGCTTAAAACATTAACTGAAATGTATTTGAGTAAATATATCTTATTGAATAATGAAGATAAAATTGAAGAACTAGATTGGAAAATACCTGATTCGTTTGACCTATATATTAAAAATTCTGAATCTATCAATTATAAATTAGAAGATATAAATATTGATAGCGTAAGAACTTGTAAACCAATAACTTACACCACAATAAACATTATGAATTTAAAAATCAATTATAAACAAGTTTCAGAAGTACTAGCAGTGTTAAATAACGAAAAAATAAAGAATATTTTTCATAAACCTGAAAAAATAGAGGTAATAAAAAGATGGCTATTGGAAAATATACAAGGATATGAAGAATCTGAAAAGATTGATATGTTAAATTATATAACTAGAAATGATTTTGAATCATCAAGAAGTGTATATTTATATATGCCTAGTGGAGTTTCTACAGACACAAGTGAAAGATTTTTTACATATAATATTTTATATAATACTAGAAGATATAAAATATCAAAAAATAAACCACAATACTATACAGCTGAAAATTTTGATCATTTAAGTTTCCAGTCTTTATCCATAAGACATATGTACTTAAATCTTAGACTTATTTATGATAATATAAATACTAAAAATTTCGATAAGATATTGGAATTAACTATCAAAAATATAAATAACTGTCCAACATGTTTATCTTCCAATAAAAAAACTTTCAATAACATTATAACTAATGACATAAATATACCAATGTTTAAAGAAGTTAATTTAGATATACCCTTTGCAATTTATAATAAAAAACAAATAAGAGGAAAAACAGTTTGGTATGGATCTTCAGATTTTGAGATTCATGACAATGGATATTCTATAATACATAGAGTATATGGTTCTGAGATTAGAGTAAAATTTATAATAGAAGATGAAAATTATTTAAAATTTGCTTACTTGATATATTCAATATTCTGTGATAGTAGAGGTATAATGACATCCTCTATAGCTAGAGAGCTAACACCATTATCTTTGAAAAGACTTTGTTTTAGTGATTCTTGGACTCCTTATATTTCTTATGGAGACTCATATGAAATGGCATTAGAAAATAGTGAAATAGAATTTAAAGATTCTTTAAATCCATTTGTAGAAAAAACTGATAGATTTAAATACTCTTATGATGGATACAATATAGACTTAAATATATTAAATGTAAACAGTATTAGCCCAGAATTTTTTAAAAAGCATAATATAAAGGATATAAATAATATTTTATTCACAGAGACATTTAAAATTGAAAAGGATGTATTATTAGAGAATTTTTCATTAAGCAAATTAAATAAAGTAATATTTTGTGATGAAAATCAAACTATAATTAAGGATTTTAATAGAAGATTAGAACATAAACAATTATTAGGCTCAGAATTGTCTTTTACAAGGAGTTTATATGAAGCAACAAAGTTAGGAATAACAGATTATAGAAATAGTGCTAATCCAGAGATTGAGTCCAAAAATTCACTAGAAAGTATTGCTATACAGGATCTTCCAGTATTAGATTTACTACCTTATTTAAATCTATCTAGAGTTAACACTGATGAAATAGAGGCTTTAAATAAGATATATAATAACAAACCTATTTTTCAGAAAGACAAAAATGCTTTATATAGGCTAAAAAATAAGATTGGTATAAGTGGATCTCATAGTGGATTAGTATTAGCTAGTAAGAATATGAAAATATATAATACAAAACAATTATTTAAAATGAATAAGGATTATATTAATCAAATGTTACCTACTATTTTTGAAGCATTAAATGATATAAAGATCCTTCCTAAACAAAATTATTATATAGATTGTAATGAGAAGAAATTTTGGGATTTATTATTTTTAAAAAGTCATCACACTATAGAGAAGAAATTGAAAGATTTTTGTATAAACATATATAAAGGAATAATGCATATGAAGAAGTATAACCCAGAAATATTATTTAATCATTTTAAAAATAATTTTATATTACTCATGTTATGTTGGGAAGAAAATTCATCGGTTAATTGCATAAATATTTTAATGTATTTAATTAACAATGCAATAGTAACTAAAGAGTTAGAAAACATACTAAATAATATAAGATCTTATAATGTTTCTAAATTGAGAATAATAAAAGATCAAAAGAACTATAAAAATTCTACTTCATTAAATGAAGACATATTACATGATGTCCGTTTATATGGAACTATTAAGCCTATTAGTTTTAACAAGAATTTACTTGAAGATTTCAGTGACATGTTAGAGGAGTTAAGAGATGAAGATTATGAGTTTGACTCTTTGGACTATGAAATAGAAGATAGATATTGGTTAGAAGATAATGAAGAAAATAGGAATCTTATGGAAAATTTAGGATTTCTAAAAGATTCAGATAATTTGTATTATTATAATTGTTATACTGAAACTTCTATTTCCAATTTATTAATGATGTGTTCTTCAAATGTTATGAACTTTTATATAAATACTGATATTGACTTTAACATACCATTCTTAGGAGCTTATGATAAAAGTAAATTTGATCTTGGTGATATAATTGTGAATAGAATATATTTCCCTGGAAATAATCTAACACCTTTATATAGCAAATACATGGTAAGGAGTAGAGAAATAAAAATTGATCCTACTAAAGATATATCTACAAAAGAGATTAGTGAATTAATTGAGGGATTTAAAGTTCAAACAGGAATTGATATATCAGATGAAAATGAAAACAAAATTATGAGAGATAAGATTAAAAATAAATTAAAAAATTTAGATATTAGAAATCAAAAAATACATAAAATGTTTCTGCAACAGTATGATGAAAGCCTTGAAACTAAAATAAATATGTCTTTAGATTATTTTAAACTAGAAAAGGCTAATTTTAAATTAGATGATATTATAAATAAATTTATAAAACCAAGAGATATAAAAAGCCATCTACCAGGTTACAATAATATATTGATAGATTCTAAATTAAAATCTGAATTAATTTCAATTTTTGGAAATAATATGTCATATATAGTTTCTGGACAGGTTAAATGTAGTAAATCTATGAGAGATATGTTTATTATGAATATAAGATCCTTATGGCATTCTATAGATAAAAATAAAAGATATGTATTAAATTTTATATGTTCTATCTTAAAAGAAGTTATATTGAGTAATAATAATGATGATTGGTTTATAAATAGTATAAGTGAAATATTAAATAAGTTTAATAAAGATTTGAATAGAAAATTAGATGAATTAGATTATTCCTTAGAAGCTCCAAATATAAGCGTGTCTATAGATTATGGAGAAGCACAATATGAATATGATGATTACGATTTTAACATATAAATTTTTGATCTTTACTTAATTTTTTCATTTGCCG